AGAATACCCATTTCCTCGACAACAGAATGGGGAGATCGGTGTTCCTAATAATCTTATTAGCTTTACCTTGTCTTTTTACAAGCACGGTGGTGACCGTGACCTAATCGTTGAAAGAGACAGCAAATTTTATAATAAAAAAGATCATACCTATACCTTCACAGAAACTATCTATGCGGATGTGGTTTGGCACTTTCCTTTTGTGGAGTGCCCCCAACCGATGAAGGAATACATCACAGCAAGAGCCTCACGTATTTATGCCAGTCGTCTGGTGACTTCAGAGGAGCAAGTACAACTTATTGCTCAGGATGAGTCAGCTACTAGGACTATCTGCATTGAGTACGACACAGCTACAGCAAAGCCCAACGTGTTTGGTCTTCACGATGGCACCAACAACTACATCTCTTATCAGCCTTATAGATCCCTTCTGCGATAAACAATGCCTGTATCCGTTTCCCAACGCATCCCAAATTTGTTGGGCGGCGTTTCACAGCAACCAGATTCTCTTAAACTACCTGGCCAAGTTACACAAGCTGACAACTGTTTACCTGACCCCACCTATGGCTTGCTTAAGCGCCCAGGTCTAAAGCTAGTCTCTAGTCTTACTGGAGCAACTGCTGATGGCAGATGGTTTACTATCTTCCGTGATTCTCAAGAAAAGTTTATTGGTCAGTTCGCTCCTGACGGCACCTTACAAATTTGGAATGCTCTTACAGGAGATGCAGCAACTGTTAATGCAGTAGACGCTACAGCAACTGCTTATGTAAACGGTGTCTCAGAAGCAGACTTTGAAATGCTGCAGATAAATGATTATAATTTTGTTCTAAACCGAAGTCAGACTGTTTCTGCTTTAGCAGACTTGAGTCCTGACAGAGACCCAGAAGCACTTATTATTTTGCGGATTGCTGGGTATGACACTGAATATACGATTGTCCTTGACGGAACTGAATATTCATATACATCTCCTGCTACAGGTAACGTATCAATTACTTCCGTTATTGAAGGTATTGCTAATGAATTACCCAACGCTTTTACGCAAACTATTACCGGTAATGTAATTCATATTACTAGGACAGATAATGCTGACTTTACCATTGAAGCAAGGGGTGGTCTCAGCTCTGTTTCCGTAGAAGCTTTCAAATCAACAGTAAGGGACGTTGCAGACCTGCCTGGTTCTTGTGTTGAAGGTATGGTTCTACAAATCCAGAACCTAGAAAACTTAGATGGAGATGAGTATTACGTCAGGTTTGAAGTTAATGGCACTGCAACTGAAGGTGTGGGTAGTTGGGTTGAAACTGTAGCTCCAGGAATTACAACAACCTTGGACCCAGACACAATGCCACACGCGATCATTCGTGAAACCAATGGCACATTTACGTTTCGCTCACTGAATGAGGCTGACAGAGACGGTGATGACTTGTATTGGGTTGAGCGACGTGTGGGGGATGATGATTCAAATCCTATGCCGACTTTGCTTAACAATAGGGTCACTGGTCTTAGCTTTTTTCGTAACCGTTTAATTCTGCTGGCTGGCTCTAATGTCATCTGCTCTCAACCCAGTAGTTTTTTCAATCTTTTTCGTGTATCAGCACTAACCACATCAGATGCTGATGCTGTAGACCTTGCATCAGGTTCTCTACGACCTGTGAGCTTGCGGTTTGCTATCGGTGATCAGTTGGGTCTTCTGATTTTCTCTGAACACGCTCAGTTTATGTTGACTGCAGAGGGTGATACCTTTGGACCTAGTAGCGCTCAGCTAAAAGCATTTAGCACTCTCACCATCAACCCTGACGTGTCACCAGTAGACACAGGAACTTCAATCATTTATGTAGATGCCAATCAAGGGTTCTCCACGGTGACAGAGATGTTGGTTACTTCTGCTGATAACAGACCGCAAAAAGCAGACCTATCAAGAACAGCACCTAACTATGTTCCTGGTGATTTGAGGACAATGGTTAGTAATGCCTCAGCTTCTGTTGTCACGCTGCTGGGTAATGATGACCCTAACGAACTCTATATCTTTAAATATTTCAATAATGGTAACGAAAGGGTTTTGGCGTCTTGGGTTCGTTGGCTGCTACCTGGCGATTGCCTACTGCAAGCCACAGACCACGACAACTATTACTTTGTGACAGAACAGGAGAATGGTGTTTGCCTGTCTACCTGTACGGTTCTTGTCGATGTGGAAGGAACGGCCATAAACGCAAACGGTATCTCCTATGAATACCGTATGGATCTATTTGAAAACACTCTTACTGTTGCTTACAACGATGTAAACGACACCACAAGGGTCTTTTTTCCAGCAGGAGTGTACGACTCCACGTTGGTGCCATTGGTAGTGGTAGATGACACGGAAACCGAAAGAGGTGTGCTGTATATCAACCCTACACACGGCAATAACGGCACTGACGACTTTGTGGAGGTTCCAGGCGATCGTACTGGTTCTGACCAGATAACTCTTGGATACCAATACGCTATGACTGTTGGTATACCTAGGTTCTATCGCAGGGCCGCACAGGCTGGTGGGACAGTTCAATCTGATGTAGTCAACATCCCTCGTATTCAGCGTGTTGTTATACAAAGCACTGACTCAGGACCATTTGATGCCACCGTTGCAGTCAAGGGTAGAACTACTAAAACCTATTCATTCCCCCAAACAATTGCTAACGAATATTTGGCTAATACAGTCCCTATCCCTGAAATCATAGACAACGTTATTCCTGTCTATGGTAAAGGCACAGACTCTGATATTACGCTTACTAGCAATACACCTTTTCCCCTTTCATTTATCGCTGCTACTTGGTTTGGTCTTTATGCAAACAGAGGAATTCAATCAATCTAAATACATTAAACCCTGCTCAATGGAGTTGGCCTGGCAAAGTTCAGACTTACTCAGATGGCAGGATAAACGAGAATTGGAGGGACAAGGGCACCCTCCTTTTTATGCCTTGGCAATGAGTGTTGCTGTAACTGAGAATCCTGTCTCTTTCTACACTCCTGATGATGAGCTTGCGGGCTTTGCAGGAGTTGTAGATGAAGGAGACGGTATAGGACGTGTATGGATGCTCACCACACCTGCTGTGGAGACAATACCTATTCTCTTCTTTAAAGAAGCAAAGAAATGGTTACAACGGCAAGACTACACAATGTTGCACAACACTATGGATCCCAGAAACAAGATGCACCGAAAGCTCTTGAAGATGTTGGGGTTTAAGCGTTTGTGTTATGTGCCCGTAGGTCCAAAACGTCTTACTTACGTCGAATTCGCGAAATTATGTGTGAACCCATAACCCTTGGTATTGCAACGGCAGTTGTTGCTGGTGTAGGTACGATTGCTACCTATAGCCAACAACAGGCTCAAACAGCAGCTGCTAATGAGGCAGCCTTTGCTCAATATCAAGCGCAATCTAGAGCCTCTGAGCAGGCTGCAATGCAGCAGCAAAATCAAGCATTATTTGAACTTCAAAACTATAATAACCAAGTCGAGTTGCAAAATCAGCAAACTCTTAATTCTTGGATCAATACTACACAGCAAACCAACCAGGCTAATTTACGGCTACAGACTGAGTTCTTAACTGCCCAACAGCAAAGAGACTATACTAACCTAAACAATCAATTACAATTTCAGCAAACTCTTAATCAATCCATACTTTCAGAGCAGCGAGTTGATACTCAACTAGCCCTTAATCAAGAAGGTTTAAACGCTAAAGTTGAAGCTAATCAACGGCGTCAAAATGACGCGGAAGCTTTACGATCTTTTGAAGCTGAAAGGCTATTAGCTACTAGCATTCAAGCTCAAGGTACTGTTCTAGCTCAAGGTAGGACGGGACAATCAATTGGTTTGTCTGTCAATAATGCAATCGGTAGTTACGGACGTGACATGAGAATGTTAGATCGCAACCGTGCTTCCTCTTTGGCAGACTTTAGAACTGAAAGTACAAACGCGTATTTGTCTAAGGCTCAGCAAGACGCAGAGGCTATTGCATCAATGATGCCTCGGCCTATGCAGCCTATTGATTTACCAAATATTGCTCCTCCTGTCTTTGGAGAT